CTTGATGAAATACAGTCCGCATGACTACCAGGCTTACGCCATCGACTACATTGAGACCCATCCCGTCGCATCCGTCTTTCTGGACATGGGACTCGGCAAGACCAGCATCACGCTGACTGCCATCAACAACCTCCTGTTCGACAGCTTCGAGGTACACAAGGTGCTGGTAGTCGCACCGCTGCGTGTCGCACGGGACACATGGACAGCTGAGGCAGATAAGTGGGATCACCTTCAGAACCTCATCTGCTCCGTGGCTGTCGGCACTGAAGCACAACGCCGTGCCGCATTTCTCCGGCAGGCAGACGTGTACATCATCAACAGAGAAAACCTCCAGTGGCTGATTGAGGAGAGCGGGATTCCTTTTGACTTTGACATGATTGTCATTGACGAACTGTCCTCTTTCAAGAACCACAACACGAAGCGGTTCAAGTCGCTGCTAAAGGTCAGACCTAAGGTTTCCCGCATCGTTGGCCTGACAGGAACGCCTGCCTCCAACGGTCTTATGGATCTGTGGGCGGAGTTCCGCATCCTGGATATGGGTCAGCGGTTAGGCCGTTTTATCACCAAGTACCGCATGGACTACTTCATGCCGGACAAGCGTAACGGCCAAATCATCTACAGCTACAAGCCGCTGCCCGATGCGGAAGACGCCATATACAGCCGGATTTCGGACGTCACCATTTCCATGAAATCCACCGACCACCTGCAGATGCCGGAGCTGGTCAGCAGCGAATACACCGTCCAGCTGTCTGATGCAGAGCGGAAGCATTACGAGGAGCTGAAGCGTGACCTGGTGCTTACTCTGGACGATGGCGAGATTACGGCATCCAACGCCGCATCCCTCTCCGGTAAACTCAGCCAGATGGCCAACGGTGCCATTTATGACGATGACGGCAATGTGGTGCAAATCCACGATCGAAAGCTGGACGCACTGGAGGACATCATCGAAGCGGCAAACGGCAAGCCTGTGCTGGTAGCCTACTGGTTCAAGCATGACCTCCTCCGCATCACAGAACGGCTGGAGAAGCTGCGGATTCCGCACTCCCGTCTGGATGACTCCGACAGCATCCGCAGATGGAACAAGGGGGAAATCCCTGTGGCCTTGATTCACCCCGCTTCTGCCGGACACGGTCTGAACCTTCAGTCCGGCGGTTCAACGCTTGTCTGGTTCGGTCTGACATGGAGCCTTGAGCTGTATCAGCAGACCGTTGCGAGACTCTGGAGACAGGGTCAGACCTCCAGGACGGTGGTGGTTCAGCACATCATCTCCAAAGGCACCATCGATGAGCGAATCATGAAAGCCCTCTCCCAAAAGGAGCATACGCAGACGGCACTGATCGATGCCGTGAAAGCGAATCTGAAAATCTGAGAAAACCTATGACAATCTGTGCCAATCCGAGGAACATCTTTTTCGGAGGTACAAATATGGATCCCTACCAGGCATTAGCAAACGCAATCGTGGAGCTGGCGGCGAAGGACTACAGAAGTGCTTTGAAATACCACTACCTTCACCCCGAAAGACAGGAGTACGCCGACAAGGTCAGCCAGCTGGAGAGATTCTTCCGTTCCGGCTGGTATGAGATGCTGACCAACCTTGACGGTGAAAATCTGATGTTCGGCATTCGAGCAATTGTCCGCAAGGAGGTGGCGGCATGACGGCAAAAGAGTATCTGGGACAGGCTTATCGCCTTGACCAGCGTATCAGAAGCAAACAGGAGCAGATCTCTGCATTGACTGACCTAGCAACCAGCTGCTCTGCCAATATCACGGGAATGCCCAGAAATCCCAATCAGGGCGGCTCCCGTATGGCAGATGCTGTCTGTAAGATTGCAGACTTGCAGGATGAGATCGCTGCGGACATGGTTCTGCTGGTAGATCTGAAAGCAGAACTGGTATCCGTCATCAAAGCGGTGGACAGCATCGACCACCAGCTGATTCTGGAGAAGCGGTATATCACAGGAAAGTCTTGGCCCGAAATTGCGGTTGACCTTGGCTACAAGATGCGCCATATGTACAAAGTCCATGACGAGGCTCTGGAAAATATAAAAATTCCAGAAAAATATTTCGCCGTGCAGTAAATGGCACTATAACGCACTATTGCTATATGCTATGATTACACTAGCAAAACAGCATACAGAACGGCCTCATGGGAGCAATCCCGTGGGGCTTTTTCTATGCCGTGACGGAGGTGATGCGTATGGGCTACCGCAGGGTAGGCTACCTTGAGCAGGCCTGGTATATCATCAAGTACAAGTTGACGCACTGGCGTCGCAGGAGGTAAGCAGATGCCACGAAAGCCCAAAAGACCGTGTTCCCACCCCGGATGTCCCAGACTTACTGAGGGTCGGTTCTGTGAGGAACACGCAAAGGCTGAAGCAAAGCGTTATGAGAAGTATGACAGAGACCCCGCCACCCGGCGTCGCTACGGCAGAGCGTGGAAGCGCATCCGTGACAGCTACGTTCAGACCCACCCTCTGTGTGAGGAGTGTCTGAAGGTCGGAAGGCTTGTGGACACCGAGGAAGTACATCACAGGAAGCCGCTGGCTGAAGGCGGAACACACGCAAGGGACAACCTCATCGCCCTCTGCAAGTCCTGTCACGCAAGAATCCATGCTGAGTGCGGTGACCGCTGGCATAACCACTGAGGCCCAGGGGCGGGTCAAATCTCTACGCTTTAGGTCCCGGGAAACGGTGCCGGGGTCACACGCGCGAAAAAGCGAAAGTTTCAGGGGGAATAGGCCCCAGTGATTCGGAGGTGTAAAAAATATGGGTCAAAGAGGACCTAAACCCGGCACGGGCGGCAGGCCGAAGAAGGCCATTGCCGATAAAATTGCCGAGGGTAATCCCGGCGGCAGACCGCTGACTGTCATTGACTTCAAAGACAGCGCGGCAAATCTGGAGGGTCAGGCGATGCCGAAGCCTTCCGACTATCTGTCCGCCAAACAGAAAGACGGCTCGACGTTATGTGCAGCCGAAATCTATGAGAACACATGGAACTGGCTGGCCGAACGCGGCTGTGCAGCCATCGTCTCTCCTCAGCTGATGGAGCGGTTTGCGATGGCCAGTGCCAGATGGATTCAGTGTGAAACCATCACCAGCGAGCTGGGCTTTCTGGCAAAGCATCCCACCACGGGTGCCGCAATCCAGTCTCCCTACGTGTCCATTGCCAACCAGTACATGACGCAGGCCAACCGTCTGTGGTCTGAGATTTTCCAGATTGTCCGTGAAAACTGCACTGGTGAATACACAGGCGCAAGCCCTCAGGACGATGTTATGGAACGTCTGCTCCGCGCCAGGAAGGGGTAACAAATGGTTATTGCAAAAATCGAAGTAAGCGGTACCAATGCCTCCGTTATCTGGAGCAAAGAAATCCCTATGGGCCTTGTCGGCGGCAGGGTGCAGATTGAGTATACGGATGAGCGTTGGGACACTCTGAATAAAACCGTTGTTTTCCGAGGTGCAGTCACTAAGGATGTTCTGGATAACGGCAGCGATATCGTTATCCCGGCTGAAGTATTGTCTCGTTCTGGTATCAATTTCTATGTCGGAGTCTATGGCACTGATGCAGAGAACAATATCGGCATTCCTACGTTCTGGGCAAAGGTGGGCGTCATTCGTGATGCGACTGACCCTGAACTCGACCCCAATTCCAATCCTGACCTCCCTGTATGGGCGAGGCTGTTGGAAAGAACTCCAGACTGGCAGGCTCCGCCCGGTAGCGATAACTATATCCGTAACCGTACCCACTGGTCAGCTATCGAGAAGGTCGACCGCACTTTTGATGGAAATCTGGAAGGCAGAACCTGCATTCCTGTTGCCAATGGATACACCTTCGTAAAAATTACAGACACTGTTCTGACTGAAGCAGAGCTGATTGGTGCTACTGTCGTTTTACGCACTTTTTCTGCACCGGATGAAGATGCCTCAATTACCATCACCGAAAGTATGATTCAAGACGGTACGTCCGGGGGTTATCCCGCACTACTGGTTGGAGAGTTTCTGGTATCTGCATACGCAGATTTTAGTATCTATGGTCTGTATGTCGAAAAGGGAGTCTACTTTCTCTACTATTCTGAAGACGGTGTTCCGGTTGGCTGTGTTCATTCTCTGTCGGTGCTGCCGGATGAAGAGGAAGTAGTCTACAAGCTGGATAATAAGTACATCGATGCGGAGTGGCTCGCAAACCGCATTGATGGTGCTGAAGTAATCCTGGAAGAAGCTGTGCAGCCGTTCAGCGGTACAAGTGCCCAGCAGAATTTCCAGTTTATCCTTGAGGGCGGTAAGACCTATGAGGTCACCTGGGACAACGATGTATACCAGTGTACAGCCGGGCAAATCAGTGAGGATTACGTGATGGTTTCCTATATGGGTAATGCCCATCTGCTGGAAGACGAGTATCCGGACACCGGAGAACCCTTCTGTATTGCCTGCCTTAGCATTATGGGCATCCAGCTCATGACCCAAATCGCATCAACAGAGGAAGCCGCAGAACATCGAATTGGCATTAAGCAGATTGGTAAAGTACGCAATAGGATACCATTTTCCTTTATGCCGCAGAGCTATGTATTTCCCAGTGACTTCCGCTACACAGGTGTTGTGGATGACGAACTGGAAAAGGCATATTATCACCTGATGAACGGCGGCACCGTGTTTGCGAATTACGGAAACAGCCGCTTTAAGGTCATCATGATTGACCTTGATTTCTGGGATGGAATGTTCCACAACCTGATTATGACTAACGGTGACTGCATCATGATGTGGAGCAAAGAAACCGGATGGCTGAAGCATAACAAGAATAGCTTTATGCTCGACAGTGATGACGGGAAAAAATACAGAATCGCTATAAATAGTTCCGGCACTTTGTATGCAACAGATGTCACCAACCAAACAATTTACGCCTGACATAGGAGGAATCGCTCATGTTTGAAAAAGCAAATCCTGCCCACCCCGATAAGGTGGCAGATAGAATTGCCGGAGCCATTGTGGATCTGGCCTACGAAACACAGATTGACCCCAAGGTGGCAGTCGAGGTGCTGATCGGTCATGGTGTATGCCACGCCATCGTGGAGACCTCCGCTATCCTGAATAAGCAGAAAGTGATTGATGCCATCCACCGCATTGCAGGCCCTCTGGATGTCGACCTCGTGGTCGTTCCCCAGGATGCTCATCTGGCTCGTAACCAGGAGGACGGCTTCCGCTGCGGTGACAACGGCATCTTCAAAGGTGTCCCCGTAACCGTCGAACAGCACACTCTGTCCGACATTGCCCGCAGCCTTTACGAGAAGTATCCCTATGACGGCAAGTACATTCTGGACGGCGGTGACCTCATCATCTGCCAGAGTAATGTTGCCACCTCTGCTCTGCAGGAAGTCTACCCCGATGCCTTTATCAATCCTCTGGGAGACTGGAGCGGCGGCACGGATGTAGACACTGGTGCCACTAACCGCAAGCTGGGCAGTGATATGGCTGACTCCGTAACCGGAGGCGGTCTGCACGGCAAGGATCTGAGCAAGGCCGACGTCAGCGTCAACATCTTTGCATGGCTGGAAGCACAGAGAACAGGCCGTATCGTGGAACTGAGCTGTGCCATCGGTGATACCCATATCAACGGAGTTCCTTACGAGGATATTGTGGAAACAGCGCGTGAGTTCATCCGCTCCCTGGGCGGCTTTGAAAAGTTCGCTGAGTGGGGTCTGGTATGATTATCGAAAAGAAGCACACGGCAGAACTTCTGCCTGCGGATTACAACCCCCGCAAAGATCTGAAGCCCGGTGACGCGGAATACGAAAAGCTGAAACGCTCTCTGGAGCAGTTCGGCTATGTTGAACCCGTTATCTGGAATCGGCTCACCGGGCGTGTAGTCGGCGGTCACCAGCGTCTCAAGGTGCTGATTGACATGGGCATGACCGAAGTGGACTGCGTTGTGGTGGAGCTTTCCGAGGAAAAGGAAAAGGCACTCAATATCGCCCTCAACAAAATCTCCGGTGACTGGGATAAGGACAAGCTGGCTCTGCTGATTGCAGACCTCCAGGGTGCTGATTTCGATGTCTCTCTGACTGGCTTCGAGCCTGCGGAGATTGATGACCTCTTTAAGGGAACTCTCGAAGACGGCATCAAAGAGGATGACTTCGATGTAGATGCCGAGCTGGAGAAGCCCACCATTACCAGGCCCGGCGATATCTGGTCGCTGGGTCGGCACCGACTTATCTGCGGTGACAGCACAAAACCTGAGACCTTTGAACTGCTGATGGGCAGCACCAGAGCAAATCTGGTTATCACCGACCCTCCGTACAATGTCAACTACGAGGGTTCAGCTGGTAAGATCAAGAACGACAACATGGCCGATGAGGCCTTTTATAATTTCCTTCTGGCTGCATACACGCAGATGCATTCCGCAATGGCGGACGATGCCTCTATCTATGTGTTCCACGCCGATACCGAAGGACTGAACTTCCGCAGGGCTTTTGCCGATGCGGGTTTTTATTTGTCCGGGTGCTGTATCTGGAAGAAGCAGTCCCTTGTTCTGGGGCGTTCTCCTTACCAGTGGCAGCACGAACCCTGTCTGTACGGCTGGAAGAAAAATGGCAAACACCAGTGGTATACCGGGCGTAAGGAGACCACCATCTGGGAATTTGACAAGCCCAGAAAAAACGGCGATCACCCCACGATGAAGCCCATCCCGCTGCTGGCGTATCCCATCATGAACTCCACCATGAGCAACGCAGTGGTTCTGGATCCCTTCGGCGGCTCCGGTTCTACACTGATTGCCTGCGAACAGACCGACCGCATCTGCTATACCGTGGAGCTGGA